ACGGGGCCCCCGAGACCGTCGCCAACCCTATCTTCAAGGTAGAGGTCGCCGCACCGGGCACTGCCAATCCTTTCGCCGCTCCTGTTGAGGTCGTGAACGGCCAAACCAACCCGGTTTATACCCAAGCCGTACAGTAATACGGGAACGGATTAAAACCAACCATTAACGCGGGGACGGGACTATATTAAAACCCCGTCCCCGTTTTTAGTTAAAAGAACGAGATATGATACGACTCAAAGAAATACAGACTGCCTTACTGAATGTCGTGGGATGGCAACAGGAGTACGACCCCGCGCATCTCATAGACAGGAGGCTTTGCGAGAGTGAAAGCGGGTTGACCTTCCAAGGGGCGCACCCACTGGTTACCCTCGCAAATATCCGTTCTATTATGCCCGATAACTACCTCTACAAGTACCCCGAGTGGAATACCATCTTGACCTACGCGAAAGGGAGCAAGGTACGGCACGAAGGGAAACTCTGGATTGCCCTTCGGGAAACGCAAGGCGAAAAGCCGACGGCTTCGGATTTCAACCAAGACTTCAACCGCGACTTCAACTCGGTCGGAAGCGATGGGAATCCTTGGACTCTCTACAATATGGAGTCGGACTTCGTGCTTGAACTCACGCGGAACGGCATCAACACCGCCATCCAGCAGTTCCTGCAAGAGAAGCAACTTGCCCTCGAAACCCGCGACCTTCTTGAAAGGAGAACCTTCTTCGACGGGGCGGCTCGCCTCGCGGCTACCATTACCCCGACGGGGAAACTGGTCGGCTTCGAGATTGTGCCCGTCCGCGCGATGGGCGTAACAACGAAGATAGAGAGGATAGGCTTGCAGATGGTCGGGGCGACGGGAAAGGTAACCCTTTACCTCTTCCACTCCTCGCAGGTCGCGCCGCTTCGCACCGTCGAACTCGACTTCACGAACACGAGCGGGGGCTTCCAGTGGTTCACTCTCGACGAACCCCTCTACCTTCCCTACATCGGAACGGGGACGGATAGCGGGGGCGCGTGGTTCTTGTGCTACAATCAAAACGACCTCCCCAGCGGGATGCGTGCTTTGAATGTCTCGAAGGACTGGTCGAGAGAGCCTTGCCAGACCTGCCTCGGAGGGTCGATTGAGTCGTGGCGCGAGATGACGAAGTACCTCCAAGTGAGTCCCTTCGCCACGCACGCCCCGAGCGACTTCGCGGAGTACCCCGAGATGTTCGATGTCGAGAGGGTCGGGTATACGAATACGATGAACTACGGACTGAACTGCGAAATTACCGTAGGATGCGACCTCACGGACTTCATCATCTCCCAGAGGCACATCTTCGCGGGCGTTATCCAGAAGCAAGTGGCGACGGATGTCCTTCGCACCATAGCGATGAACCCCGATGTCCGAGTTAACCGCAACCAAGTGAATGTCACGCGCGACCAAATCCTCTACGAACTCGACGGAGACCCGAGGGGGAAGAATTCGGGACTGGTGTACTCCTTGCGGGAGGCATACCGCGCCCTTTCCCTCGACACTCGCGGGCTTGACAGGATTTGCCTCCTGTGCAACAACCACGGGGTAAGGTATAGGACGGTTTAATTTCGCAGAAAATCGCGTAGAACACGCCTGAAAACCAAAAACGATAAATTGTATTACTTTTTAGTTTAACCGCCGTAAAACGGCTCAAAATCGCAAAAACAATGAACTCAAACGAACTCCAAAAGATTATCAAGGAGAAAATCGAAGGGCAAGGTACTATGATTGACCTCGGTAATGCCCTCCCCGTGGTGCTTCGCGCACTCTCCGACAGGATGAGTGGAACGGTAGATGTAACCGTCAAGATTCACTCGAAGAAGAAGAACGCCACAGAGGACGACTGGGAAGACGACATCGAAGGAGTCAGCGGTACTCTCATCGTCAAGGGCTTCGATGTTTTCGGCAACGCCCTTCCCGTGCAGGAGATTCCTTTCGTGGGCGAAGCAGGTGCGGGGACCATCGACATCAACCTCCCCGCACATCAAGGCGACACCATCGCCGTCCTCGCAAAGATTGCAGGAAAGGGCGCATCCTGCCAACTCGTCACGAAGGTAGTCAAAGAAACCACCCTCGAACCCGAAGTGTATCCCGCAGGACTCTACGAGATGGGAGACGGAGCACTTTCGCTCAACCCCGGCGAAGAGATGTACAAAGGAACGGTCATCGTGACCGAGGACTTCGCTATCCTGTGGCCTGCATACCAGAGGGAAGGCGCGGCAGATGAGACAGTGCAGTTCGGCCCGCTCGGACAGGTTATCCCGAGTGTTCTCATCACCGAGGACGAGGCAGAGGCTTTCAAGGACTTCGACGGAGCACTCAATACAGCCGCCATCCTCTCTGTCTTCGCAGGCGACTGCGCCGCGCGAGTGGCAAGCAAGCCGACCCCTTCGGCGCTGTATAACGCCACGGGTTTCTTCCTTCCTTCGATGGGTATTCTCAAATACCTCTACGACCACAAGGCTGAAATCAATGCCTTTATAACCGCAGAGAACGAGGCTTATGGCCCCGAAACCGACTACCAACTCATCCCCAAGTGGAGTGTCTGGTCTTCGACTCTCTACGACGGAGCCGCTCAGGTTTGGTATGTCAACCTCTCCAATGGAAATGCCTTCAAGTTTTTCCGTGACAGCGGCTTCGGGGTGGTCGCGGTCTCCGCTTTTCAAACTTTGTATTAGTCATTTCGCGTCAGCCGTACTTCAAAACGGCTGACGCTTAATTCTATCCAAAAGAAGAAAAATTATGCTACCTTTACGGCGGGATGACATTGCAAGAATTATATAGCAGAGTAGTAGCGGTGCGGGATGGGCTGGCTTCGGGTTCGCTCATCCGCGACACCATCACTGGACACGGAGAGGATATCATCGAGCGGCAACGCATCCAACTCCTTCGGGGTCTTGCTTCGGACGGGCAAGACCTTCGTCCGTACTACTCCGAAGACCTCAAACCTGCGGGGCGGTTCTACTCCGTCGAGTCCGCAGGAAGGTACGCGGCGATGAAGCAAGACATTGCTTACCCTTACCAAGTCGAAAGGAATCCCGACGCCCCGAACCTCTACTTTAACGGGCGATTCCACGACGAACTCGGAGTAGCCTTCGACGGGGAAGGAGTGACGATAGTCGGGGAGACAGGCTACGCGCGAGGGATAGTGGCGAAGTACGGCGCAGAGAACTTCGGACTGATGCCCGAATACTGGGCGGAGATATGGAGGGAGACGGGCGCACTTGACGAACTTTTGGAAGCACTTAAAACTGAATTATATGGATAGCACAGCACCTGTTATTGAGAACCCCGTAATGCTCGACCGCATCATCGGGGAGATACAGAAAGGACTCGTCGAGACCCTTCCTTGGCTCGATGTCGCCTTCGGGCGGGCGCAACGCCTCACGAAGGAGTTGGAAGGGCGCAGGATAATTACCCCGAATGTCTACTGCGGAGGGTGGAAGGGACACGGGGCAAACGACTACCTCGAAGTGTCGCCCGACTCGCATATCGGGAACTTCTCGTTCTTCGAGATTGAAGACCCGCAGACCATCGACGCGGGGCCTTGGGCAAGGGAGATTAAAGCCCCGTTCTCGCTCATCTTTTGGTTTGACCTCACGCGGGTCTACGGCGAAGCCACGAACAGGAATACCGAGTGGCTCAAAGCGCAGATTCTCCGCGTTCTCAACGGGCGCGAAGGGTGGCATCTCACAGAGGGGCGGATTCTCATCAACCGCATCTTTGAGAGGGCGGAGAATATCTACCGCGGGTACACCCTGTCGGAAGTTGACAACCAGTACCTGATGCACCCCTTCGCGGGATTTCGCTTCGAGGGCGTGCTTGAATTCTCGGAGTTATGTGTAGAGTAGTGATGCCCGACTATGCAGTCTCCCTGCACTGCGTTTCGATTCTTGATTCCTACAAGGTGCGGAAATGCACGATGCGGAGAGTCCTCAAAGCGATAAGGAAGAGCGACGGGGACAATACCTCCGTCTTCAAGAATCGCAGTCTGTTCTCTTTGAAGATGGAGTGGATATGTCATAACTTCCTCTATGAGATTGACTACCAGAGGTGGAGAACGCAGGACTGCGACCTCGACGACCCTGCCGACCACCCAGAGTGGCTGTATATCATTTGCGGACTTTTAGTGTGGCTTTTCGTATGGTAATCCTCGATTTTGTTTGTTGGTGCGCGGTAGTCGCGCTCGCCTCGGCTTTCGCCCTGTCCCTTGCTCGGAAGTGGGGAGTGATTGAGTGGTTGCAGGTACACGCCCCGACGGAATTCCTCGGGAAATTGTTTTCCTGCAAATTCTGCCTCTCGTGGTGGGTTTCCGTCGGAATTTCAGTAATTTTGTGGCTGGCGGTAGGGCAGGCGGCTCTCCTTCTCGCCCCGATATGTTCAACCCTTATAGCGAGAGAGTTATGGTAACGACCAAGATAGGAACACACACGGTGGAGTACTACGACACTATCGACGAACTGCCGATGGTGCGTTTTCATAAATACCAGAAGTACCTCCTCATCGATGCGGGAGTGGGCGCGGACATCGCCTCCTTCGACCGACGGATAGAGAAGGCGCGTCGCTTCATTATGGCGGGCAAGGGAGACAAGGCGCAACAGGAACTCGAAAACCTGCGGCAGTGCGTTTTCCTCCTCCAGAACGAACTGACCCCGAAGCACCTCGCCTTCGCCGTTCTCGTCACGCGCATCGACGGGCAGGAGTGCAACGACCTCTCCGACGAAGCCCTGCGGGGAGTCCTCGACAGGCTCGCCGAGACACCTTACTCGAAACTGACCGCCCACCTCGAAGCGGTCAAAAAAAAAATAGATGACGAGTTGGTTCTGTACTTCCCCTCCCTCTTCGATAACTCTTCGGTCAAGGAGTACTTCGACCTCCTGCGCCAGCGCACCCTCGCGGTGCTGAAAGGAATAGTGGAAGGAAAGGATGACCCCGAAGGGACGGAGGAAGCGGAACGCCTCACGACAGCCCTCGTCACTTATTCCAACCCGCAAATATTCTCGGGGTCGGGAGGAGTGGAGGTGCAGTTCGACCGCAACTTCGAGAACCTCTGCCTCGCATTGAGCGAGCAACTGAATGTCCGCCCGAAGGAGTACACGGTTCTGGAGTTCTACAACGCCTTCGACTTCGTGCAAGAAAGGGCAAAGGCGACGGAAAGGGCAAAAAGACCGCGCTAAAAACGATTTATAGAAGAAAGATATATAATTTATCATCCAGAGTTTATAAGCCGTTTCTGCGGCGTTTTTCACGAAAATAACTATGAACCCGATTAAGTACAGCGACCTCATCCAACCCGATGACTCGATAGATAAGTTGATTGAGCAACTTGGGGACTTGATAACGACCTACGACACCGCCAAGACAAAGATACAGGGCGCGGCGAATGATGTCGCCAAGAGCCTGCAAGGGGTATCAGGCGCAAGCGACGAGCAACGCAAGAGCATCCAACTCGCAACGGTGGAGTCCGACAAACTCGTGGCGAAGTACCGCGACATCAACTCGGCGCAGTGGAAGGCGACGCAGGCTTTCGCCGAGGCGAACGCGGCGAAGAAGGAATCCACGCGGATAGACAAACTCATCACTCAAATCCTCACTTCGCAGGAGGGTTCATACAACAAACTCTCCGCGCAGTACAGGCTTAACAAGATACGCCTTGACGCGATGTCCGAAGCGGAGAGGAAGAACACCGAAGCGGGAAGGAGACTCGAAGCCGAGACGGAGGCTATCTACGAGGAGATGAACCGCCTCCAACTCGCAACGGGAAAGGCGACCCTCCAAGTCGGACACTACGAAAGGGCACTCGGCGGACTGCTGGGTGTCAACCCGAAGGTCGTAACCGCCCTCACTGACACGAAGCAGGCGGGCGCGGCAGTCGGCGGGATGATGAAAGCCCTCGCGGGGCCTGTCGGTATCGTCCTCGGTCTTATCGCGGGACTGACTGCGGCTTTCAAACTCTTCAAGGACTCCATCCACTCGACGCAAACGACGGGCGACGAGTTCGATGTAGCGATGGGCGGGTGGAACGCCACT